TTCACTTGGTCGTCACGAGATGACACTTCCTGTAACCGACTGGATCCCTGCTACCGTTCTTTGGTGCGGCGTTTACCCTTGGAACCCAAGGATTCTAGAGCGTGGTCTGCAGATTAAGGACAAGATCCCTGATTCGGACTACGAACGGGGAATTAGTTATCACCATCGCTTTACAGCCGAACAGCGCGAGGAGAATCGTCAAAAGTGTATTGACATTTCAATCCCTGTTGGAGATATACCTCATCTTGCACAAGCGTTGCTGTAAAACGAAAAGTATCCACTCTAGAACCAAGAAGGCATAATGGATGCACTCTATGAACGTCGCGAATTGAATCGTTCCGTCCACATTGATGCCCGCTTCCTCCAACGTAATATTCATGCAAGTCTTGTTGCCCAATTGCGTCACAAATATGAAGGCATCTGTCTTCCAGAGGGATATGTTCAGCCTCGCAGTATTACGATCACAGAACATTCCTTTGGTCGCACAAACATCCTCAAGGGCGGTCTGGACTACAGTGTCCGTTTCCAAGCCGATCTGTGCCTTCCCCACGCTGGACAGAAGTTCAGGGCCCCTGTGACCCTCAAGAGCAAGATCGGGTTGCACGCCGAGACAGATCCAATCAAGATCCTGTTGCCTCGCGACCTTCACATCGGAAACCCCGACTTTGATGAGGTAGACGTCGGACAGACGATTGAGTTCGAGGTCGTTGGAAGCCGATTTCAGCAGGGCGACGAAACCATCGTCGTCCTAGGCAAACTGTTGGAGGTCATTCGCCCTGCGGTCCAGAAGGAGGAAGCTGAGCCCGAGGCACAACAGGTGATCGCCGCTCCGGTTGGTACGGGTGATTCCGAGAAGCGCACTGTGACCGTCTCTCTGGACAAGACAAAGGCACCTGCCGAGGCGCGGAGGAAGAAGATGGTTCGTACTGTTGCTCCATCTACAAATGAACCGAAGCCGGAAGGAAAAAATGAAGGAACGGCTGGAGCTCCTTGATGCAAATGAACATGCTCAGGTCTTTGGAATTATCAAAAAGTATACGGAATCATTCACACGGACTCAGACCGGAGTTCTCGTTTCATCAGATGTCCTTCCAGATGAGTGTATACTCGAGATCGAAAAAATGATTGCTTTTTACCTTGACCAACACAAGATGATGGAGGCTGATGCAATTGAACGAAAGACCTACGAACGTAGGAGTTAAAATGGATGTAAATCCTTCACACCTAAAGATAAGGCAAATGGAGTCCCTTCTCCCTTCTACCGCACGAAACAATCTCAAGGAGTTTGCTTCGCTCGTTAAGAAGGACACCCACGCAGAACTCGAGTGCAAAATTCTTCCCAGTCAGATTCACACTAAGGACGTTGCAGATCGCATCGTCTCCACTATCCAGCTATATTCCCGTGGTGCTCCAGTGGAGGAGCATCGCGCAACCTTCTCCTATTCCGACGGACTTCGCGTAGTTGTCGTTGGAGCCGAGAACATTCACAAGGTTTGTACCACCGGCAGTTTCCGAGGGGTTCAACTTGAGGTTGAGCGAAAGCGTCGCTACTTTGAGGTTGTCACGGCAATCTCTGGAAAGTCTGATATGATTGACCTACCCGACGCTTCGGTCCGCTTCACACTTCGTCACGAAGAGCATCTTCGTAAGGATTTCTCAGGCGCCCCCATGGATGCTGCCTCCCACGTCCGTATCCTCCACCGCAAGTCCTGGACGAGCTTGGATGGTGTGGTGCGCTACGACTTCTCGCAGAGCAAGTCCAAGACCAAGCAGACCAAGACCTTTGCCGAGATCCTCAAACAGACGCCCAGCTACGAGCTAGAGTTGGAGGTTGTGGACCGCACCAAGTCAGCAGAAGTCATCGTCGATTCGATGATCAAGCACGTGGCTCCGGTCCTGTCAGCGTTCCAGGGATCGCAGTTCCTTCTGTCGAATGCTGACTCCAAGCGCTATGCAATGGAGTTTGAGATGACGCGAACACCGTTCATTAATCCAGTGACTTTGGAGCGTCGCCACCTTCAGACAGATCGCTCAAACAACATTCTGACCGGCTACACGGTCACCAACAAGGCAGATGGTGAGCGCTGTTTCCTGGTTGTCATGCGAGACAAGCGAGTCTTGCGTATCACACCTAGTTCAGTGGTCACTTGGACTGGTCTGACGGCAACCAATGACATTCACGTCGGTGATATTATCGATGGCGAGTATCTTGCTGATCGTAACATGTTCTGCATCTTTGATGTGTACTGGTTCCGGAACAAGGACGTTCGTCGCCTACCGCTGCTTGCAGATGGACCCTCGCGTCTTGCGTGCGCCCGCGAGTTCGTTGCTCAGATCTCAACGGATTTTACAGCTCTCCCATCCAACAAGCCGTTGCGAGTGGTGACCAAGATGTTCCTTGCGGGTGATGGACCGGCGATGCAGGAGGCAATTCGCAAGATCCTGGATACGGCGTTTGAGTATCCAACAGATGGTCTTATCTTCACGCCCAAGTCTTCACCGGTCGCCCCGGAGAAGGAGCGTAAGGGTCGTACATGGCTGAACCTCTATAAGTGGAAGCCTGCAAGTCATAACAGTATTGATTTCCTGGTCAAGTTCAAGCCCGGTGAGAGCTTTGATACTGTTCTGGAGAAGCGGGTCGTCAAGGGAACCTTGTATGTTTCACGAACTCCAGGCGATATCGTGTACCCCTGTGAGACGATGACCGGTGAGTATACGCCACCTGAGATTCCTCCGGAGCACCGTGGTCAGGATCGTGTTCCCTCTCCATTTCAGCCAATGGTTCCCAAGGCTCCTGAAGCACATATTGTGTCTCTCCCGCTGAATGAGAGGGGCGTTCCAATTGACCAGGATGGAAATCGTGTAGAGGACAATACGATCATTGAGTGCTCCTACGACACGGACAAGGGTCGTTGGAATATCATGCGCACCCGCTACGACAAGACCCACCAGTATCGCGTTCTGGGTCGCCCGCAGTTTGGCAATGATATCTCGGTCGCTGACTCAATCTGGACCAACATTCACGTGCCGATTACGGAGGAGATGATTCGCGATCTAGTTGCAAATCCTCCTGATTCAACCTTTGAGGACGATCTCTATTACCGTGATAATCTGGATGCACGCGACCGGATCCTCAAGGACGTCTATGGGTTCCACAATCGGATCAAGGACAGCCTGTATCGGTCTGCGATCAAGTCGGGTGATTCCCTGTTAGAGCTTGCAGTGGGGCGCGCCGGTGATCTTCTGAAGTGGAAAAGGACCAAGCCATCGCTGGTTGTAGGTATTGATTCGTCATCGGCCTGTCTGCTCTCGCCTCGTCAGGGAGCATGCGTCCGCTACTTGAAGGAGAAGATGAATCACCCGAATGAGTACCTGCCTCCGGTGCTCTTCATCAATGGAGATATGACCAAGCCTCTCTTTGAAGGCGATAACAAGTATGCAAACATTGTGACGGGAACTGAGCCGGCTCCTACGCCATATCTCTCCAAGTTTGCAGGACACACGGAGTTTGATGCTATCTCCTGTCAGATGGCGATCCACTATGCATGTGAGTCAGAGGAGACATTCAAGATATTCGTGTCTAATCTCGAGACCCACGGAAAGGGAATGTTCTTCGGCACGTGCTTGGACGGCGCTTCAGTCTACGCACTGATGTTGGGTAAGAAGAGCCATATGTTCCGTGCGGGTCGCCAGATCTTCGGTGAGTTCGTCAAGGACTATGATGATGGAACAGGATGGACAGAGGAATTTGGTCAGGCGATTTCAGTCAAGCTGGAGAGCTTTGAGCAACCGCAGAAGGAGTACCTGGTGCCGTTTGAGAAGATGACGGCAGTTCTTAAGGAGGCTGGATATGACCTGGTTGGGAGCACAATGTTTGCGGATCACTATTCTGATCAGAACGGCATCGTACTCACCCAGGAGCATCAGGCATTCAGCTTCCTTCACAGGAGCTTCGTATTTGAGAGGTCTAAGGAGCCGAAGAAGCCCAAGGAAACTGAGAAGCAGGAGGCTACACTTCCGGTCGCCCCGCCCGAGCCCGAAGTCAAGGATGAGCGCTCGGAGCAAGAGAAGCCATCTGAAGCCAAGGCATTGCCAAAGAAGAAGATCATCAAGAAGGTGGTTGAGCCGGGCGCCGAGCCGGTGCTGTTCTTCGGAGCGGATGAGGGTAAGGGTGAGTGGCGTGCACTTTCTAATATGTACGAGGCGCCTTTCCAGATTGATTCCGTGACATTCCCAACCGTTGAGCACTACTTCCAATGGGCGAAGGCTAAGCAGTTCGGTGATGGAGCCATTGCCGACAAGATCCTGAAGACGCCTTCACCCAAGGCTGTCAAGGCGCTTGGTAAGAAGGTCAAGGACTTTGTGAAGGAGGAATGGGACAAGACCAAGGACGGTATTATGCGCATGGCGGTCAAGGCTAAGTTTATTCAGCATCCGGATCTCAAGACAAAGCTCTTGGAGACTGGAAAGCGACCGATTGGCGAGGCATCTGCTCGTGACAAGTACTGGGGCATCGGAACCTCCGCAGATACAGCTAAGGCAAACGATCCGTCCAAGTGGCCTGGTAAGAACGTACTTGGCAAGATGCTTGTGGAGTTGCGGACAGAGCTTACGCAGTAAAGAAATGAAATAGAATAATGAAATATCCAAACATTCTCTTCTTCCGCGATGAAGAGTATAGTTCAATTGACACCTTCCTCGCAGCGAACGAAGGGAGACTTAACTGTACAATTAACCCAACATCCAATCCAGAGGATGTTCTTAAACTTTTTGATGTGAATTATCACCTCATTGTGACCTATGGAAAGTCAGAGGCAGAGTACTATGGACGAATGGGACACATGGTGAATCGCATGCGACTGAGATGGCTTCACTTTTCCGATAACATCAAGGACCTTGACGCTTTCAATCGAGGTGTAAACTATTGCTACATTCACAACTGTTTGCTCCCACAGCAGATCACCCGTCCTATCTTTTCAATTTTTACAACCTGCTACAACTCGTACCAAAAGTTCTACCGTCCTTATAACAGTTTGAAGGCACAATCGCTCAAGGATTGGGAATGGGTGGTCGTTGATGACTCTCCGGATGATAAGCACTTTGAGTTCTTGCGTGGTCTTGCAAAGAAGGATCCTCGTATTCGCCTGTATCGCAGATCAGAGAACAGTGGGAATATTGGAAATGTGAAGAACGAGGCAGCGTCCATGTGCAGGGGTAAGTATGTTCTTGAGCTTGATCACGACGATGAGATTTTGGTCGATTGCCTTGCAGATGCGGCGAAGGTCTTTGACGAGGATCAGGAGGTTGGCTTTGTCTTTATGGATACAGCCCATTTATACGAGAATGGAGCTACGCACACCTATGGCGATCACTTTGGTCTTGGATACGCGGGATACTACTGTCAGAAGTACAACGGGACATGGGTGAATGTGATTTCGACTCCAAACATCAATAACTATACGCTATCACACATCGTGGGCGTGCCGAATCACCCGCGGATCTGGCGTCGTTCAACCCTGAATGAGATGGGAAACTACTCGGAGTTCCTTCCTATCTGTGATGATCTTGAACTCTTGCTTCGCACAGCCGTGAAGACAAAGATGGCTCGCGTTCACAAGCTTGCGTACATCCAGTACATGAACGATGGGTGGAACAATTTTTCACTGATCCGAAACTCGGAGATCAATCGCCTAACACCCCATCACATTGTTCCTCAGGCGTACAAGGAGTTCAAGATTGATGAGGTGATGCGTGCAAAGGGTGGATTTGAGGAGCCCACTGAGAACTGGTGGGCATTGCCAATGTGGAAGCGCGAGAACTTCACAAATAAATACTGCAATGCACTGATCAATCTGAACTACAAAAAGCAGTACTGTATTCTTGGGTATAAGTGTCTGATGGAATGCATAGAGACCGTTCGCGAACTCTATGAAAACCCCGAGAATGACTTCTTAGTATTGGAAAACAGTATGTCCAAAGAGGACCTCTGTGGGATCCTAGATGGACTCAAGCTAAGTCGGATGAAGTGCTATGCAATGTCAGATTGCACGTGGGACCAGCTTTACAAGTACTTCTTCTTAGTGTACAAAAGTACAGATGCACACGAGGTCTGGAACTCTAGCGAGTCTGCCTGTAATACTCTTCATATGACATCGTCGATGCCTGCGGTTGCCCCTGCGCCAGTTCAGGAACAAACCGTTGCGACAGCTTAGTTCCAATAATCTGAGTAGCCTGCTCCGGGGTGATTTCGCCCTTCTCAATCTTCCGCTTCAGTGCAAGCATCTCGAAAAAGGTCGTATCCAACCGATCCTCTGCGTGCATTTGAAAAAGGGAGGGGTAATTGAAATAGAGGACCTTATTATCCTCCTGAAGCTTCTCCTCATACTGAATCTTATTGCTCTTCAAGTGAGCCCACTTTGCTTTGGACGCATCCATGTTGCGAACATGTGCCTGGATCTGCGTAGCAGTAAGATCTTGATCATTAATTCCACGGGATCCAGCAATCACTTCAGCTTCAGTCAATTCACGAGTTGTTTGGGGCATATCTATACTCCGACCAGTGGCTTTAACTTTGTCATTAATGACGCACACTCGTCATGAGTTGTCATTCCAGTCAAGATAATCTGACCCGTTCGAAAGACCTTTGCAATCCACTTGGTCTCTGGGAAGTAGATCTTCACTGCAGGATAGACTGCTGGTTCATAGACAGTTGTAACACCCTTTCCGCGCAGGGACGCATAGAGCGCATCACGCGACAAGTTCTTCGTATCCACCAGTTTCGTCTTATAGTTCATGAGAACCACACGGCGAGTATCGATCCATTCTCCAGAAATAACGGCTCCAGGACAATGTTCCAGGATGTGTGTACGCAAACGCGTAGTCACATCTCGGTCATAGGACTCGTCTAGAACGCCCGTGATATGAAACACGCCGTTCTGGAAGATTTTAACAGTAATCTCCTTGCGAGGAAACTTACCATTGCCGTCTGACATGACGACAACTGTAATTGAATTATGTCCAAATCCGGTTGTTCGCTTAGGAGGGGTTGTTTTTACCCTTCGCTTGATGAGGTCTCGCTTTGATGACCCCCTCTTTAGAACTCCCTGCTTTTCGATCTTGATCACCGAGTCCGTAAGCGGGAGATCCTGAACTAGCGTGTCGGTGTTGAGGCGAACTCCCATTGTGTACAAAACTACCATTGTTGTGAGTGTTGGCTGATCCATTGGGTTCAACTGTGTAGACCCAATCGATTTCGTTTTTCCAGGCCTGAGAGAGTGAAAATGGGAACTGGGTAATTAAAATACATTCAAATTGTCGGATTGCCTTCCGCAACACGACTTCTTCGTGTGGAGTTAACATCCAGCCATCTAAGTATCCAAACCAAAGAACACCTTTGGTTTGGTGTGCAGTAATATCTAGAATGGTTTCCATCCACTTGTCGAGTGGGAGAATTGACAAATCAAAACAGCCGGATGGTTTAGGTAGTTTGTAGGTATACACCGTCAACATACTTACCTTTCTACAAAGGTGTTTAAGCGTTAGGTTCAATCGTATGCGGGCGCTGGATAGCGCTCTTGAGTCCAAGTCCAGCAAGAGAAGCACCGGTACAGTTACATGTTCCAGCAAAGACAACCTTCTTGCACGTCAAACAGCAGTTGGTAGCATATCCTAGACCATATGACTGGCGCGCAGCCTGGATCTTGGACAGTTCGGCATCCGCTGCCAATTTGTCGTTGAGTTCAGGGAGAGCCGTTGTAGACAAGCATGGCATGGTATTCGTGATCTGCGATGCCTTTGCATTGATCGGTAATGCACCTTGCGCCACAGCCTGACCGGCCTTGTATGCAACATACGTGGACATTGACTGAACCTTGTGACCACCTCCATGATTGTATCCTGATGAACCGCGCGTAGAGGGAGCATTCAGGGGCAACAAACAGGCGGTATTTGCAACTGCAGTCTCAAGGTTTCCGGAGGCAGCCAGACGGCGAACGATTTCAGTTTGGTGTCCTGCGTCGCGATGCGGACGCGTGTCCGTAATCGTGACCATTCGCTGTTTCATGCGCCCGAGGTATTCGCTATAAGACGACATTTACTCTTATCCTTTAGGTAAAAAAGAAATGGAGCGGGTAAAACTGAGGATTCGAATTCCGAACATTTCTCACTGCGCTAAAGGCGGTTGTGTTGAACTAACAAAGACTAAGTACTGCACCGACTGTTTATACGCCCGGGTGTGTGAAGAGGTGTCGCCTACAACATTCTCTCCCAAGGCCAAGATCATTCATAGCCCTTCCCTCGGCGGTGACAGTAGTCGTCCTCGTAAGGTATACTAAATCATCATTCTCCTTCCGCCCATCCTCCTTGCGATATTTGGCAACAAGTCTAAGAAACTCCTTCCACTTACCTGCGAGAGGAAGATTACATGTGTAGCATCGAACGGGAATAGGGAAATCCATTGTGTCTCCTCTTATCTTGATGAACACGCTTCCGTTTTTCTTGTCTGCCCGAAGAACAATGAAGATCCCGAAGAAATGGCTCCTGGCAGCGCTTGTACTTGCTGTGATTGCTGCATTTGCATATATCACTGTAACCCCAAATCGTCTTCAGCAAAAGATTGATTCTGACGTTGCGAAGGTCAATGCCCGTTTCACACCGAGTGAATCCATTGATCTGTCCATGGCGATGAAGATATTGACGCACGACCCACCTCAGATGATGAACCCGCCTCAGGAAGTTCCGACGCTCCTCCTGTTCCCGCCGTCAGCCGAGGACCTCGCGAAGTTATCCGGTGAATAAGTAATGAGCACATTCAAAAAGTGGTTACTGATTGTGATTGTGACCATCGCGTTACTCCATACGGTTGGTGGAGGCTTTGCAGACATGTTTGGGTCTCCTTTCTTTAGCCCGGCCCATGGATGGAATGAAGGACTGATTTATATGCTACTGGCACTCGTAGTTGCGATTGCTGTTAAGTAATTACCAAGAATGGTTCTCGTAACTATATTGATTGGGTGGATCCTCAAGTAGACTGGCGCGTTCATTTGAGATCTTCTGTGCAATTGTTACAATCATTACGTGGTTTGATGTATCGAACTTAGCATTGTTTCGTCCAAATTCTTTCATATGAGCGCTCTTATATCCATTCACATCAATACTGTTCTCTAGATAATCCCCATAACGAATCAGATATAGATGCTTGATCTCCATTCCATATTTTTCAGTAAAAATTGAAAGAAAGAACTCTGGACTAAACTGGTACATTCCATGCCCGGACCAGTTATTGTTAGGAACTATAGAGCAAAACATACCTCCAACTTCTAACATATTGATAATGTTCTCATAGACCTGTGGTGCATTAAAAATATGTTCAGTTGTTCCTCCGTCGAAAATATAGTTATATTTTTGGTCAAGCGAAATGGGCTTATTCATATTATGGATGATAGATGCTCCTTCGTATGAAGAATTGTCAAGTGAAAATACAGTTTCAAATCCTAAATGCTGAAATAAACACTCACTGAAGTCTTTTAAGTCATGGTTTACGTATTGAACTCCATATTTTGAAAAAAGTGCTGTTATTTGATCATCATTCAGACAAATCAACTGTCTTCCAAGCGTGAGTGCTTTTTGTTTGGATGTACAATATTTAAGAGAGAGCAAGATTGCCTCTAGTCCACACCAATCTACACCCATTTAAAATCATCTACCACATGATTTCCATTTCTTGAACGCTCCAAAACTCAGATGTATTATTAGGAAGCTGACGGCGAATAATATACGGTAACTTCCTTTGCGCAATTTCCAACTTGGCAACCGTCCACAGAAACATGGGGTCGGATGTCTTAAGTCCCTTGAGATCCACTAACGGCTTTGCACCCTCGGCAAGCTGTTGAGCGCGCGTTGCAATCAGGGCAGTGTATTCATACTTTGTAAAGAACGGCTGTGTAATTCTTGGTTGCTTGACCATCTCTGCAACTTCCTTCCGGAACACGGGTTTAACTTCGGGGTGGAGATCCATACTTACTCTTGCGTTGAAGTTCTTTTATCCATTTTAACACCTGTTAACATGGAAATTCCACGCGTAGTGTATTGCTGTTGGACGGGCGACAATGAAATCACCCCTAACCGTGCCAGGTGTCTAGAGGAAACCAAGAAGAATATCGGCGTCCCGGTTGTTCTAGTTACACCTGAAAATATTGCCGACTTTGTTGTTCCGGGATTTCCGATTCACCCTGCATACGAGTATCTTTCTCTAACGCATAGGAGCGATTACATACGTTGCTATCTATTGCATATTCACGGTGGAGGATATTGCGACATTAAA